AGAAGTCAGAAGACAGAAGTCAGAAGCGTCGAGCGCGCTTCGTGATTCTGACTTCCTCGACTTCTGACTCCTGACTCCTTTCTTCTGGTGCCGCCGGCATGCGCATGTCCGCGGGCGGGTCCTGATGCTCGTCCTTGCGATACGAACGAGACCATTCGGCCCCGAGTGCCGCTTCCTCTGCTTCCGACTGCACGATGACCGGCGGTTTTTGCCGATGAAACAGCATCCGCGGATAATCGCCGGTGCTCATTCAGGTTGCGGCTCCGGCGGCGGCTTCGGCGGCCAGGAGGGCTTCGGCGGCGCTTCCGAGGCCGGCCCGCCTCCCCTCTCGTCCTTCTCCTTCGGAGGGTATTCCGCGGCCCGGTCGCCGACCCGGTATTCGGCCCGCAGCTTGGCATCCGTCAGCTCCTTCGGGACGGGTTCGGGCGGAATCGTCATGAAGTTCGCCTTGTCGACCGCACCTTCCTCGTTGGGTTCCTTCACCACGATCGGCGGCACCCGGTCGTACACACTGAAGTAGACCTTCGGATAACCGGGTTTCCAGCCTCCCTCCGGTTCCGCCACGGTCCGCGGAGCGGTGAACGGAGCCCGGACCGGGAGGTCTTCGAGAGCGAGACCCGCCACCTCGGACCAACGGTTCGCATAGCCCTTTTCGACGCCTTCGTTGCGTGCCCTTTCGGCGGCCTGGTCCGCTTCTTCATTCAGCACGTCGTCGCCGAAGTCTCTCTCCGGAGGCCGTTCCTGCCGCCGGACCGGGCCAGGCTGCGTCGATTCGTCGTGCCGGTTGGCGTAGCCTTTTTCGAGGCCTTTCTCCGGCAGATCCTCTTCGTGCCTCTTTTTATCGTTCTTCTTGTCGTTCATTTAGCTCTCCAGTCTCACAGCCCATTCAGGCCGCTGTGCGGCGTGTCCGTACAACACGTCCGCGCGGGTTATGAACAAATCGTTCATGATGTCGTAGTCGCTGATCAGGCGAATCGATACGCCGGTGTCCGGGTCCTGCTGGCTGGCGCCGAAATGCACGCCCTTGGGCATCTGCAGGGGCGCCATGCCGATCACGAAAGCCGCCTGATGGAACGCGATCGACTGGGCCGTCAATTGATTGGCGGTGCCGATGATCGTCAGCGGAGCGCTCGCCGCGGGCGAGTTCGACACGGTCCTGGCTGGGCCCGAGGTGGTGATCGGCGGATAGATCGGAATCGCCGCATTGCCCGAGGCGTCGCTCGAGACGTCGGCCGTAACCACGAACTTCTGCAGATCCGATCCCACGGCACCGGAAATGGGGTTGACCATGAACACCGTCGGCAACGTGAACAGGTCGCCCTTTTTGAGCCGCACGGCCGCGGCCGCCGTCCAGCCCGAGGTATTGAGCGTCGAGCCGGTCTGGCTGGCCGTGGTGACGATTGGCGCGCCGCCGAGCGGACCGACGGTGTGGACTGGAGTATTTTGATCCATGACCCACTCGAAGCCGCCCATCGTGCCCATGCGGCCGCGTTCATACTGCTCTTTGATCTGGGTCGACGATTGGAACAGTCCCTGGGCGGCCTTGAGCGTGAGTGTCTGGACCTTCGGACTGATGACCATGCTTCGCTTGCCGTCCATCGGAGCCGAATTCAGATCGAGGACTTCGCCGGCCTGCCAGGCCGCGTCGAGCATGGTGAGCGGCGAGCCGGGCGTGCCGATGGCATTGGCCGTCGCCTGATAGGCCATGATGAGTCCGTCGACGTCGACCTGATTGGCGAGGGCGACGGCGGCGGAATCGAGATAGCGGGCCCGGAACGCATCGATGGTCAGCGTTAATTCCGCGCTGGTGAACTGAAACGACACGTTCGCCTGCTGGTTGAGAGTCAGGGTTTTGGAGGTTTCGGTCACGTCCATCGGGGTGATCACGCGGCCCTTGGCGGCCTGGAACCGCACCGGGTCGCGCAGGCGCAGCGTGTCGCCGATCTTGGCGCCCTCTACCCCGAATTTGTCGTCCCAGGTATGGGCGATCGCGCCCGAAAACCCGAGATTGTTTTTGAAGCGTAGGAGCAGCTCGTTAGTCACAACCTGAGCTGTCAGGAGTGTGTTAGTTGCCAATTTTTATTCCCTCAGCTGCGCTTCCCGCGCCTTCGACCACCGCTTGAAATCCCGGGCGGTCTGGTCGTCGTAGATGTTCTCTGCCGTGCGAACCGTGCCATGGGAAATCGGGGCCGGCGGCCGGGGAGCGCTGGTTACTTGCCGTTTGTGGTTTTCAGGAGACGAGGGAGATGCTAGCGCCGCAGCCAGCTTGCCGATTTCAATGACAGCTTTCATCGGCGGCAGCGCGGCGACCCGCTTCAGTTCCGCGGGACGGCTCGCGAGCCAGTAGAGGATTTCCGCGCCATTGTCTTCCTCGAGCAGCGCCTGACGCGCAGCCAAAACCCCAGGTCCTTCGGGGATCTCGGTGGCGTCCATCAGTTCGCGGTAATCGGGGTGGGCTTTGGCGGCGGCGGCGTCCTTGGCCGCCCAGTTGTCCTGGAGAGCCTTGGCTGCGGCTTCGGCGGAGCGCTTTTCGTTTTCCGCCCGCTGCGCGGCTTCGCGCTGGTTGAGCTTCCATTCGGTGAGAGCCTCGGTGTACTCCTCGAGCGTCTGGAAATCCTTGAGCACGGGCCGGCCAGGCACGGCGGGCGCTTCGACGGGCGGAGCCGGAGGTGGTGCCGTCCTCGCTTCAGCGCCTTGCTGCGTCCGCGCCTCGGCGAGGAGGCGTTGCAGTTCGGCATTTTCCCGGGTCAGCTTGTCGATGCGCCGCTGCCGCGAACTGGGCCGCGACGGCTGCGATTCCTCTGGGCTAAAGCCATCGGTTTCCTGAGAATCATCCGGTTCCGACTCCGGGGCGGTTTTGACCTGCGTCTCGGGCTCCCCATTCGCTGGAGCGCTCTCGGCTGCGGTCGCGGGCGGTTTTTCGGTTTTTTCCTCTTTCGCGGCGGGCAGTTCACCCGTGCTCCGCCAACGGCCATATCCCTTGAAATCCGTAGGGATCTGATCGATCGGCGTGCCGGTCCCCTGCTCCACGGCGGGAGTTGTTTCTTCGGGCATAAATTCTTCGCTATTGCGTTAAGCGGTGATGGGCGTGGCCGCCGGCGGCGGCGTGGGCTCGAGCGGTTGTGCCGGCGCACTCATGCGGGCGATCTGGGCCTCGACCTGCGCCAGCTGCGCTCGCATAATCGCGATATCCTCGTTCGATTTGCTCTTCATTTCCGCGGTCAGCAGATCGACCTGCGCTTTTACCGCGGCCTGCCGGTCGTCGCTCGCAATCTTCTCCATCTCGATGCGCTCGGCGCTTTGCACCTGATACACCTGGGTCTGGAGCGCCTGGTTTGCCTGCTGCAACGATTGCTGCAGCTGCTGAATCGTCTGCTGATCCGACGCCATCTTGGCCTGCACGGCCGGCGGCAGCGGCGGTGCGCCGTCGGGCTGGTCCTGCAGCTCCGGCGGCAGCGTGCGCTGCAGCCGGTCGGCGATCTTGTCCGCTCCCGGGAAATCGCCGTTGCGGAAAATCAGATCGCCCGCTACCTGGAGAATCTGCGGGTACGCCTGCGCCATGCGCGTCATGGTCTCAAAGGCCTGCAGCCGCTGCGTGGGATAACTGGGCCCGGTCGTGAGCGCCACGTCGTACGTCCCGAGCGAAAAGTCGTAATAGCGGGCGCGGCCCTTGTCGTCAACATACTGCTGGTTGACCTTCACGATTTGCTGCGTGCGGTCTTCGCCGAGGATGCGCACTTCGCGCGCCGTGTCGTAAATCTTCGGGATCAGGTCAACCAGGATCTCGCCGCAGTGGCGGATCGCCCGCTTGAGATTGTCGACGAAGTGCATGTTGGCCATGCCCGACTGCGACTGCCGGCTCTGAATGGCGATGCCGGTCGTTTCCGGCCCTGCGGCTCCCAGCGCCGCGTCGAAAATGTTGGTAGTGGCTTTGATGTCGTCGCTCGCCTGGGCCGCTCCCAGCGACAGCGACTGAATCGGCGGCTCCATGAGGTTGCGCGCCGGCGGCTGCACAGGATTCCCGGCGATGTCGAGCGGCTCGTACTCGAGATAGGCCCACGGCACCGTGTTGGCCGTCTCCCAGCGCTTGTCGCGGAAAGCGCCTTTCACGCCGATCCATGGCGCTTTGGTTCCGAGCATGACCGTCTCGGCTTCGCTCGAGCGGTAAAAGTTGTACAACTTCTGCGGGTCGCGCGCAAAGCGCACCAGGCTGAATAAATAGCGCTGGCCTTCGACGAACATCTCCTTGCCGCCCACGTACAGGATCGGGATGTATTGGCCGCGCCACTCGGTTTCGTCGAGAATCTCAACGCCGTTGATGGTGCGGCAGCGGACCTCGTACACCTCGGTCTCGCGCTCGAGCGGTTTGCCGTCCGGCCCGGTCGCGTATTTCAGGCCCTCCGGGAGCGGATCGGACAGTTCGTCCTCGAAGATGCCGGTGACCTTGCCGTCGGGCCATTCGATCCCGACCAGGGTCTTGCGCACCGGATCCCGCGTCCAGTACCGCGCCACGAGCACGCCGTCCTTGCCGACCCAGCCCGGGACCGGATTCACCATGCCCTGATAAAAATTCAGTTGCGAGACGACGCTCTCGCCATACTGCGCCTTGTAATCGTCCTGCGCGATCAGTTCGACCTCGAAGGCATAGCGCATGTCGCTTTTGTCGGCCTGCTGCGCGAACGGATCGACGTACACGGCGAACGGATCGGGGATGCGCTCGATGCGCAGTTCCTGATCGAAGCTGTTCGCGGAGACATACTGGGTCGAGACTTTGAAATAGCCGAACGATCCGGCGGCCGACTGCTCGAGCGCGGTCTCGTAGACCTCATCCGCCTTCGACACGTATTCGATGTGGCGGATCATGCCTTCGAGCACCTGGGCGGTGTCGGGATCCGACTGCGAATCGACGGGATGGACTTCGATTCCGGGCTGATTCGTGCGCGCCTCGTTCGCCACCTGATTCAGAGGCCCGGTCAATTTGTTGAAGACCAGGCAGGGCCGGCGCGCGTTGCCCGTGGTCCGCGAGGTGACGTCCTGCGCGTCCCACTGGTCGCCGCGCACGTAGCGCAAGTCCGTGCGCGCCTCCTCGCGGATCTTCTGCTCGGAAGTTTCGATCAGGCGGAACCGCTCGCGTGCGGTGGCCAGAATGTCTTCTTCCGACGATTTACGGGGCATAAAACAGGAGACAGAAGTCAGAAGTCAGAAGACAGAAGAGTCGAGCCAGCCGCGTTATTCTGACTCCTGACTTCCTCGACTCCTGCATTCTTTCTCGATTTACGTCAACTTGACGCTGATCGTGGTATCGGCGGCGGCGATCACACCCAGTCCCTGCGCGCTGTCGATCATCAGGCCGTTGTACGCCACATTCGCCGGCAGTTGCATTGAGTTCGGATCGTTCGTCGCCGGATCCACACTCGTCCGGATATAGATCGCGCCCGGTCCGTTATTCAGCAGATCCACCGTGCGTGCGCCGACCTGGCCCGGGGCCGTGAGCCGGTAGACTCCGCTCGCGGCGGCTATGGCCAGCGTGTTGTAAGTGGTCAGTGTGATGTTGGGCATCCCGCTTCTCTCTTCAAACAACCGGGACGGTTTGCTTCTGACCTGCGCTCGTCCATGTCCCGAACGTGGCGGTCCCCAGATTTACCCACGTGGCTCCGTCGTTGGTGGCCTGCATCGTGACCGAGGTCGGTGACTGCGTATAACTGCTGTCCGGCCGTGCCTGCCATGCAATCTCTACGATGGTCACCGAACGGCCCATCGAGTTCCCCAGCCAGTTTCCGGGCGGGTTGTTGGCCGCGGCCCAGAAGGTCGAGGCGTTCCGGTCGAATGCGGTAAAGCCGTAGTAAGGACCTGAAAACCAGTCGCTGTACAGCCCGTGCTGCTGCACCGAAGAAGTCACGTCCGCCCCGCCCACGGCTTCGTGCATTTCGAGTGACGCACAACTGGTGGGCGTCCCGTTCTGCGTGCCGTTGACCCGCGCCCGCCAGTTCATGTAACCCGTCGCCGCCGCCAGCGGAAGCGAAAGCGTAGGGATGATATCCGCCGCGGAATTCACATACCAGCTCGGCGTAAAGGTCTTGACGGTTGTCCAGGATGAGCCGTTATCGGAGTACTGCACGTCGAAGTCTCCGGGGGCCTGGTTGCGTGTCGCCTCATTGAGGGTCATGCGGATCGCCACCGGGGCGACCGCGGAAGCGAACTGATACCGGAGCCATTCCGGGGCGCCCGCTCCGCTCGGAATCCCGCCCGAGGTCCAAAAGGTCCCTTGGTTGTTGTCGAAGGCTTTATCGGGTGTATTGCTGCCCGAGGACGTCGAAGCGGTAGCCGTCCCGCCATTGGCAAGATCCGTACCCGAAACATCGAGAAATTCGAGTTCCTGAATCGAAGTGGCGGTCCCTATGATAAACGAGGCCCGGATCAATACGCGCCAGTAGACATGCGGGCCGGCACCGGGGCCACTCTGAGAAATAGGCACACCTGCGTATGCTGCTCTGACACCGAGGCTCTTGTACCCAAATCCCCGCGTACCACCGAAAACTCCAAATCCTGATTTGCGCAGGAGGTTACTTGCCTTTCATGAACCGGTTGAGATTGCCGCTTACGGGTTTACGCGCGGTTTTCGGCTTGGGGATTTTTGCGCCGCTCTGGCGCGCCTGATTCAGCGAGGCGGCGACCGCTTGTTTTTGCGGATACCCGCTTTTCACCATTTCGCTGATGTTCTTGCTGACCGTTGCTTTGCTTTTGCCCTTTTTTAACGGCATCTCAGTCGTCCTCCGGTTCGCGTTCGTACTCGCCGCGGATTCCCTCGGTCACCTGCACGTCTTCAAACCCGTCACGGAATCCTTCAAGCAGCTCCGCAAAGTCCGCCTGCGCTACATCGATCGAGCCGTGGCTCATACCGAAGCTGAACGCGATGCGCTGTTTGTCTCCGGAGCGTGTGGTCGAAAGCTTGAGAGTCTTCGGTTCGTGAAACATACTCATCCCATCCAGCTCCCGCCGGCGTAAGCGTACCGGTCCTCGGTTTCCTCGTCCGGCGGCGCTACGTGCGCAGCGAATGTCAGTGCCAGCGCGTCGGCGTAATCCGGCGAGGCGACGCCGCGTTTCATCATGTCCGCCTTCGACTCGAGCACCAGTTGCTCGCGCCGGTTGCGGTCCGCGCCCGGTCCGGTGAGATCGTTCTCGAGCACCGTATCACTCGCGATCGCGCCGTACTCGAGCCAGTCGCGCATTTTATTCCACATGTAGGCGCGCATGTTGGCCTGATGGCGGTCGGGGGAATTCGCGCCGAAGTTCACTTCCTGCACGTTGCGGAAGCCCATCGATCGGAGCCGCTCGACATAGGGCGCGCCATATGCCGAGTCGACGAAAAGCATGGCGATCTTGTGCGCCGGCCGGCGATCGGCGAGCAGTTCGGCCAGTTTCGCCACCATCGGCCCGCGGTCGCCGCGCGTGAATTCGCCCGGGATGCGCACGGGCGGAAGCGTGCGCGCATCGTAGCCGCGGCGGAATGCGATTACGTTCCAGGCGGCGCCGCCGCCCGAGACGTCAAAGCCGGCGATCAGCGGATCGTCGGCGAGCGGCTGCACGCCACGCCGCTGCGCCTGCCAGACGCGCTCGTGATCGATGAATTGGAAGTCGCCGGCCCGCGGCGCGACGCCTTTGACGCGCACGCGCACGAAGTCGGAATCCTCGCCCCAGTCCTCGATCCATTCCTGAATGAGCTGTTTGTTGGTGAATTTCGCATCGCGACTGTCGATGATGCGCTGCCGCCACCTGTCGCGTTCGCTGCCGAACACGACGCGGTGGAATTTGCCCTGATTGCGCGTTGGATTGCCCCAGGCGAAGATCATCGGCTCGCCGTCGGTAAGGCCGCCTTCGGCGGCGGCCCAAATCTCATCGGGCACAGCGGAGGCTTCGTCGAACAGATACCAACTCGTGCTCTGGGCCGCATGCTGGCCGTGGAACGCTTCGCTGTTCTCCTTACGGCAGGTCTGGGCAGTGACGAACCACGATTCCGGAGCGCATTTCGCGGATATCTTCGATGCGCCGATATCGAACCAGTGCTGCGTGAGGCACATGCGGGTCCATTTCAGAATCGTCGGCCACGTCTTCGTTTCCAGTTGCGGGAACGTGTTGGCGGTGACGGTGCCCACGCTATGCGGGCGCGTCGAGAGAATCCAGTTGGTGATCCAGCCGGCCAGCGTCGATTTCCCGATCCCGTGGCCGCTCGAGACAGCGAGGCGAAGCGGCAGCACCGGATTCGACCCGTCGAAGCGCCGCGCCGTTACCTGGTGGCCGATATCCATGAGCAGGTCGCGCTGCCAGGCGTCCGGGCCGTCGTAATCGGCGAGCGGCCCGCCCCGCTTGCGCCAGGGATACGCGGCAATGACGAAACGGTACGGATCGTTCCAGAAACCCGCCATGAACTCGGCGAGCTCGCGTTCAACCTTCAGTGCCCGTGCGGTCATTTCGTTCAAGCGTGATAACGCGATTGCGGGCTTCGCTCAGGGCCTCGCTGATGCTGATCTCGCCGGAGACTTCGAGCGAGGCGCGTTCGCGGTAGGCGGCCGGCTTGAAGCGCTTGAGCAGCGTCTGATGCAGCTGCGTGTCGTAATCGCGCAGATACTCGCCGTCGACGACAACGGGCTCGCCCTGAAAGGTAACCACTTTCCCCTCGCGGACCCGTTGGACGGCCAGATCCTCGAGCATCTGGCCGATTTCAGCCTCCGTCTGCTCAAAGGCGGCGCGGTAGACCGGAGTATTCCTCAAATGCCAATAGTGCTGCTCGCGTGAAATATCGGCGACCGCGCAGGCGGTGTTAACCTGGCCGCATTCGGCGTAAGCCTCTAGCAACTTACCTGCCCATTTTGGCAGCTTGTCAGGTTTGTCAGGTTTCTGAAGATCCATTGGCTTGAGCTTGTCAGGCATAATTACCAGGATCCCGGAAGCGCGAAGGCGCGGGGATGATGCTCGAGGACGCGAAGGCCGCTGTCTTCAAGGCGCGTCCAGCGATGGAACGGCGTGCCGTTCAGGCGGCCTGTAGCCGGCCCGAGGCGCGCGGCGCTGGTCGCGGCGGTACGCAGCAGAGAAATCTCGCGCACGCGGCCGGTGGTGGACTTAGGCGCGGCGGAGCCCAGGTCCACCAGACGCGCGGCTTCAGCGGGCGGGAGATACCGGATGACGCAGCCCTGGCTATCGCTGAGCGCGATGCGGCGATGATAGCGAATGGGCAAGGGGAGAAAAAGGGGAAACGGCGAGATGCGATATTTCCGCTCCAGGCCTGTCTCGCGCGGCGCTGATGTAAGTCGAAGTATATACTTGCAACTCGGCATAAATCAACACTTCCTCGGCGACCTGGTCAGCGATCCCGAGCTTGATGCCGCGTTCCTCGGGATGCGGGGACTGCGAGAATAACTCGTCGCGGTATTCGGCCGCGGTCGCAATACAGCGCTCGAGGTCCGTCAATTGCCACCTCCCGAGGCCGCTGAGACTATCGCGACTTTGGAGGGATGCAACGCCTTTCGTAAAGACCTCGATATAAATAATAGAA